CGTGAGGCAGGGACTCAGACTCCAATTCTAGGCAACTGCAAAGTAGTATGGTCTGAACTAGATGAGGTCGCACAAGAGCCAACAAGACCTGCTGACCCGAAGCAGAATGACATACTTGATGACGATATTCCGTTCTAGTTAAAAACCCCCCTCCGAAGAGGGGGTAAACCATAGGAGTGATGATCGGGGAAAACCATCACCGACAATATACCACAGGAGAATACCCAATGATAGATTTTGGCGAGTGCTTGAAGAAGGCACAGCAAGAAAAAAACGTAAACAGTTCACAGCTTGCAAGGTTAGTTGGCGTTCACAGACAGCAGGTTAACATCTGGCGCAATAAAACCAATGTGAGGTTAGATACTGCCATCAAGATTTGCAGTGCCTTAGAATACAATTTAGATGAGTTTATTGGGCTATAAAAGAAAACCCCCTGTAACGGGGGCTTTACAAATGCAATTAGAATTGCAATACTCTATGTGCGGATAGAGAAAAGATAGTCTAACACAGTCCTACAGTGTCTTGTAACATTCAATCCTTTCTTTTTCGCGCTTTAGTTATCGGGCTAGAGGCTAGTGAATATCTTAAATTAAACACTAGAGCGAAGTTGACCCTCTTGACATAGCCCCAAAAGCAGATCGGTTTCTGCTGATGGATAGATTAGATATTCGATACGATAACGAAACAACCGCGAAGTCGCTTTGCCCTTTGATCGAATTTTTAACTTTGCGAAGTTAAAGGGTGAAACGTGCCTTTGAATATATATTTAAATACTTATTTAATCACATAATCAGGCGAGGCTAGTCCGAGCCAATAGGAGATACAAAAATGAAAACAAGATACGATGAACTGCTAGAGCAGGCAACGAAGTTCCACAACAACCATCCACAAGTGTTTGAGAGGTTTGAAGAGTTTGCTTTTGACCGCATCAAGCGCGGCTATAAAAACTTTTCAGCTAGTGCAATTATTCAGCGCATAAGATGGGACACTGGTATTGGTGGCGATGGTAAGAATGAATTTAAGATAGCAAACGCGCATTCTACTTTTTACAGTATGTGGTTCATGGATAAGCATCCAGAGCATAATGGATTTTTCAGAACCTGCATGAAAAAGAGCATGACACAACCTGCAACTGGACTGGAAATGACCCCAGATATGGTGATCTAAATGCTACTGAATAACGGGGATACCTACGAGGCAGATCAGGCAGACATTATCCAATGGGAAAAGACTTACCCTGCAATTAATGTTTACCAAGAACTAAATGCAATGGAGTCGTGGCTTGATGCTAATCCAACGCGCAGAAAAACACCTAAAGGAATCAAGAGGTTTATCAACTCTTGGTTAGGAAGAGCGCAGGACAAGGGCGGTTCACCTACAGTTAGAGCAAAGACCGACAGCATCAGGAATAGAAACATTGAAGACAGCCTAGCTGACGTAAGTTGGATTGGTAACGTAGAAGCAAAGAACAGAGCCATCAATTTCTTTATGGGCAAGTATGGTTTTTACTGGGATGGGGAGCGGAAAAATGGGTAGTACTAAAAAAGTTTTATATAAAGGCAAGCACCCTGATTTGGTTAATGGTAAATCATACGGCTACGAAGATTACGCTAGGGTTGCAGGTGTTGGTTATAAGAGTCTGTATTCTAGGCTCTACGGAAAAACTGTCGTAACTGACATTGATCTGCGACCAATTAGAACGCCAATTAATATTAAAAAAATCAAACCAAAATGGGATGGTAACGAATTATCCCAGAAGTGGCTTAGTCGGTCTTTATGACTGAGGGGGCATTTGTGAAGTTTAACAACAAAGAAGAAGTTAATAAAAAGGTGAAGTTCCTGATTGAGGATATGCTCAACTGGGATTTCACCACCCCTTTATCAGTTAAACTAGAGCCATACCAGAACCCAAGAAGCCTGAACCAGAATGCGCTGTTGCATATGTGGTGCAGAGAGATCGTTAAAGGCATGAAGAAGAAAGGTTTTGAAGTAGCAGAGGGCGACCCAGTAGAGGCATGGAAGCTCTGGCTAAAGCGCAGATTCTTAGGCACAGATGATTTCAGGATAAGCAAGACCGAGATCAGTGGTCAGGTGAAACGCAGTAGCCAACTGGGTAAGGGCGATATGGTGCATTTCTTAGATCAATGCTATCATTGGGCGAGTGAGCAGGGGATAAAACTAACCATACCGCGCGAAAGCGAATATGCGGAGTTAAAAAACCAACAGGAGCAATAGGGAATGGATAAGATCGACCCAAGAACACTGCTAGAGTTAGACATACCAAAAACCGATAGACAAATTGAGTACCTAAAAGCCGTCATAGAATACGGCTCAAACTCTAAAGCCGCTGAGAAGCTAGGCATTAACCGCAGATCAATAGACCGCAGTATCAAACTGGTCGAACACAAAGCCGCACTCGTAGGCGTAGCACCACACCGAAACCTAAGCCGCCAGACCGCAGAGGGATTTGAAGCAAAGCGAATTTCAACAGCATTTAAAGAAGACGGCTCGATTGCCTTGCAATGGGTTATCCAAGAGCCACTTAAACGCGATATGCGGGCAAAGATCGAAGCCCTATTGGATGGGTTGGTTGATGATATAACAGGGCTTAAAAAGCCATCTAAGCCGCCTAAAGAGGTAGATGAAGACTATTGCGCCATGTATCTGATAGGAGATCACCATTTTGGGATGCTTGCTGACTCAGATACTAAGCTAGATGATGATGATTGGGATGTGAAGATTGCCTCTAAGATCCTAGTTAATGCGACTGATCGACTAGCCAAGAGAGTCGGAAACGCTAAAACGGGTATTTTGGTAAATGTGGGCGACTTCTTTCACGCTGATAGCAGTGCTAACACTACTACAGCAGGAACGCCAGTCGATGTTGATACACGCATTGGAAAGACCTTTAAACTCGCAGGGCGGTTGTTCCAGATTCTTATTGATAAGATGCTAGAGACACATCAGGAAGTTGTCGTAATTAACGTACGAGGCAACCATGATTCTGATATGGCTTGCCACCTATCCAGTTGCTTAGAATTACTTTACGACAGAGAGCCTAGAGTTGATGTGCTTAAAAACTACTCAAAGTTCCTGCACTGGGAGTGGGAGAATAATTTATTTGTCTACCATCATGGTGATAGAATAAAGCATGAGCAGATTCTACAGGCGGTGATAACCAACCTAGATGATGAATGGTCAAAGTGCAAGAACCGGTATTGTCATTTAGGGCATATTCACCACCACATGAGCAGGGAAGTCGGCTCTATGCAATTTAGTCATTGGGGTAGCCTAACAGCAACCGATCAATGGCACAGCGATTCTGGCTATGGTGCAGAGCGATCTATGACAGCTATCGTTTATCACAAGCAGTATGGCGAAGATTCAAGAGTAAAAATCAACGTGGATGCAGTCAAATGAGTAGGGTAATAAAATTTCCAGAGGGCGATGATGATGGAACTGATAACAACGATATCAGAGTTACTAAAGAGTTTTGTAGTACTTGTGGTGGCGGGCTTGAGTTGTGGACTTCTAGCGATCTTGTGGCTTATGGTGTTTGTTCTTATTGTGATATGGGAGTTGGCCAACAGCCCATTATACTTGTTAAGACTACTGAACATTAAATGGCAAAGCGCAAAAAAGCAACAGTAGCCCAAGAGGTAGAGAAAGCCGCCAAGCTACTGCAGAGATACGTCAGGCTCAAAGCCTCAGACGATAACGGCTACTGCCAGTGCGTAACCTGCGGCAAGGTAGATCATTACAAGGCGATGCAAGGCGGCCACTTCTACAGCAGAAGGCACACAGTCTTCAAGTTATTCGAGGAGAACATTCACCCCCAGTGCCCTGCCTGTAATGTCTATGGTATGAAAACAACCAGAACGCAGGAAGCCTACCGCATCTACATGGAAGATATGTATGGAGCAAGGCGAGTCAGGGCGATGCAGAAGCTATCTTGGAGAGCATCTCCCAAGTTTAACCGCCAAGAGGTGATAGAATTTCAAAGGGAATTGAAGGAAAAAATCAAGGAAGAAGAGTACAGAATAGGCGAATATTGAAATAAAGTTAATAAAAGTATTTACAATGTATAATGTTTCCTTTACTCTGGGTACATATTAATCAAATACATAAGGAATACACACATGAACAAAGTTACTGAAATTGCAATTAGCATGGCTGAGGAACAATCAGATAGAAAAGGTGTTGTCGATTTTTACGAGATTGAGTTTTGGATAAACTTTTACGCCTTAACGGATAGAGAGGCAGAGTGCGCCACTAAGTATATTGAGCGTAATTATGAGTGCCTTTACTGGAACGAGCAGGCTAAAGCCGCCACTGAAAGCGGAAAGCCAAATCTAAGAAGCCTGACAGCATAATCAAACAGCCCCCGAAAGGGGGCAACTAATCAAGGGGAATACTATGGAACATCAATTAACTTACATGGATATTAAGCGCAAGGAACAGCGTAAAACCGATTTCAACGAGAACATTAAAGGCATTGTAGGCGCGTTAGCTTTATTTGCTTTGTATGCAATCGTATCAACTATGGACTACACGGACTGCTTGCGAGGTGCAACATGT